CCTCAATAGAGAGGTTACAGCAGGGCAAGATGTTTCAGCCGTGGCAAAGCTGCAGCATAATTACCCTGCATTATCGGATCAGGCTAAGATGATGCTGACTGGGCAGTTTAATATTGCTCAGCAGTGGCTATACAAATCGGGATCTCCTGCTTATAATGTTGATGGGGAATTGATTGATTATAGTGGAGAGGGGAATGATGCAGCATTGACTGGAAGCAATGCAATTAAGCAAAACAGCACGAATTGTTATGAAGGAAGTGCTTCTATATCAGCCGCCACTTTGACTGTTTCATGGTTTATGAGACAAACTAATTATACAAACTTTGCCCCCTTTATTTATAGTGATGGTAATAATCTTATCTGGTTTAGACGGGTGGGAAGTTATTGGTTTATATATTGGGACTACGGAACTACACGGTCATATATAGCAGGGTTGGATTTAACTGATTTTAATAGTTATATAATTGAAGCAAAAGACAATGGTGATGGAACTACAACAAAGAAATTTTATATTAATGGTGTTTTAATGATAACGAAAACAGACGCATTGATTGGAGGGGATAAAGCAAAATTTAAATATATAGGTAGCTACTATAGTGCTGGTTATGGAATGGATAGTGATGGTGTTGAGATGTGTAATGTTCAGGTATTTAAGCAAGGAATTACAGCGGCACAGATAACACAACTTGTAAATGGTGAGATACTATCTGATATTGCAGAGTTAGCCGTGCCGATGTGTTCTGAGACGGGTAGAATTTATGATTTAATGGGAAACTATACATTTACACAACAAAATGCGGATGCAGAATTAATCACTCAAAGTCTTTTTCATTATAATTTAATTAATGGCTTCCGTAAAATCAGCAATGATGGAGGGTCAACAATAGTCTTTCAGCCCCGTTTGGCTGATGACTCCGGTTTTCCTGCTTTACCTGGTGGATACTCAGAAATTTCTGAACATCTCTCCGGAAATTGGCATAATCAAGCAGAGACTAAAATCACACTTGAAAACTATGGAGCAAAAAGCTATGCTGAGATGATAGCATTAGCGATATCGGATAACAGATTCTCGATAGTCATAGATGAAGATGGCAATATATCAGAATTGAAAGCAACTAAATTAACCGAAACCGACACAGAGCATTATACAGCAGACAATAATAATCAGCAGACTTTAACCGAATCTGGCAAGCTTGTTTCTCCTATTGACCAAACGGTCAAATTACTGGTTCAGGGTGGAGACAATGACAATATAGCAGCGGCTAAGACAATAACCTTACCATCTGGTGGTGAAATAACAATCACGGCAGCGACTTCCGGTGAAGATGGTAATAATATCCAGATTGTATTTGTAGTGGGTGGAACACGAGGGATAACGGTTGTAGAGGGTAGCACAATTATAATTACATTAACTTATGAAGCAGGTGATGATCTCAGCGATTGCACAGATGAACTTGATTCAGTGGCTACTCTGGTAACTTATAGTATTGATACTGATGGTGCTTTGAGTGATGACAGTGGAAGTTTGGAGGGTGGATTTACACCAGCAATTACATTAACTGAATACACAGTTAATGGAGATGGACCGATTAATGTTCCTGTAATAACTCCATATGAAAAAAATTGAAAATTAATTGAAAGTGAATCATTTGTAATTAATAAAGATGTTGTTACAAATGAAAATATAGAATTTGAAATTTTATGTTCTCATAATTATTCTGGAAGCTTTGAGTTGCCGTATGTCTATTGCTCTGGCTCTGGATTTACTTCATTTGTGGTTAGTGGAAGTACTTCAAACGATTGACAAACTATAACAACCTCAAGCTTTCAATCTCCATCTGACCAAACTATAAAATTATATATTTACGGTGGAGAAAATGAAATTAGTGAAAGCTATATTCCAACATTAACTGTGCGTAAGGTAACTTTTCAAGGCAATCAAATAAAATATCCAGTAATAAGTAAAAAATATGGTAATAAGTTAATAGGAACATTTACTTAAAAATTAACTGCTATTGAACTATATTTATTATAGAAGGGGAATTAAAAAAAAATTAAGATGAAAAAAGTAAAACTAAAAGAATTAATCAAAGAAATAATAATTGAAGAAAGCGGAGTATTTTCAAATGATGCTATAGAAGAAGTAATGTGAAACAGTAGAGATATGCATAATGATGTGAAAGCAGCAATTAAAGCTATTGATAAATTTGTTTCAAAACTCGTAATGTATGCTTCTAGTGACAAAGGAAAGGATGCTAAAAGTAAGATAAATAAAGCTACAACAAAGGAATTTTTAAAGAAAATAATTGATAGAACGGTTAATAGAAGTGCATTATAAGACTTTATTTCTAATTGTCATTATTGTCACAATTATTCTATTTCCCTCAGCAATGATAGCATCTACAAATGGTTGAGGAATTGAAGGAGATAAGGGAGCGCACTTTACATTATATGCAAGTAGCTATATCCTTACAGATCTCATTATTAACGAATGACTTGAATTAGACTTGCAAGTATATGGAGTAAACATTGCACCATATTTACCGGCTATAGTTATATTTCCAATAGCAGCAACATCAGAAAAATGAGGATATGGAGTGTATAATCCTAAAGATACTACTGCAAATTATTATGGATTAGGATTTGGAATTAGTATTAGATTACTTAATAAATTATAAAAAAGGAAAAATAGAAAAAAACATGAGTAAAATAAGCTTAATGCAACTTATAAGAGGATGCGGTATTGTTATAAATAACTCTACTATAGCAGAAAAAAAAGCTGATGATTACAGCGACAAAATCTGAAACAAATTATTAAAACAATATAGCGACTTTTATAAGAAATTTCAAAGTAAGAGTTATAAGAGCTATGATAAAAGAGCAGCTATGTCGGATAGAGCAATTACTAAAGTATCCAATGATTTTAAAAATTATAATGGTGAAATTTCAGATATGGCAGTAAGCGCACTATTCTATGGTAAAGAGTTAACTAGAGATAGCATACGAAAATTAGAAAAATATGTAGATGATTTACATGGAAAAAAAGCAAATAAATTATATACTGCACTTAAAAAAATGTATGATTCGGCTGTAAAAAATTCTAATGTCTATGGTAACTGAGACTAATTTATGAAACTATTAGAAATAATTAATAAACGTATCTTATTGAAAGAATATCATGGTGAAAATTTTATGAAGCCGTTAATTGATGCAATTGAAAATATGTATCAAATTCAAAATGATATTCAAAAAAAAATATATGATAATGAGTTTGGCAAAACTACAGTTGACAGAGATTTTAAATATGTAGAAAAATATCTTAAAGAAGCATTAAAATATGCTAAGCTTGGGAGTAAAGCTATAGATCAAATAACTAGCTAAAGTCATGTCAGTAACGCATACAAATCCACTTAAACCTTTTTATCAAGTCAAGTCATTAGACCCTGAAGATTTTCATTTTACATCTTCAACTGCTGAGATCACTTTATCTGCTCAAAGTGGTGGTCTTATTTCTCTTGGTTCAATTGTAAATGATCTATCAACGTTTAATGGAATGTATTTTAGTGGCTCTGGTGATTTTTCTATTGGTGATAGTACTAAGGAATATATTTATTTTTTAGAAGGTACATCTTCAATAGAAACTCAGAATTTTAAAATATCCGGACAGGATGTAGAAATAAATAGCGCAAGTATAAATTATTCAACTAGCTCTAATGCTCGTATTATAACTTCAACCGGTTCAAGTTTTATGCATTCAGGTGGCAGCTCCGGCGGATGAACAGTTACTGAAGACGCATTTTATATTCCAGGTATGTACTTTTCGAGTAACGAATCATTAATTGCTAAACTTGGATATATAGCATTTGGAAAAACAACAAATACTGATATAGATGACTTTGCTGGTATGTTTATTTCTTCATCTGGTGATATTGCAATAGGTAGCTCATCAGGAGAATACTTTACTTATAGCTCTTCATCAGAATATGTAAAATATAATACAGCTAATCTTATAGTTGACTCTTCTGAAAATCAAGTTGTAATTAGATCAACAGCTAATTCAATATCTCCATTAGTTGTTAGTGGATCTGAAGAATATAATGCACCACTGCAAATTTGATGTAGTGGATCTGGTATTCCAGTAATGGAGATAAATAGACAGGGAGTATTGAAATTAATGACACCCTCATCTGAAACAACCAGTCTTTCAAAAGCAGACGGAATGATATGAATGCAAGATGATGGTTTGCATTGTTATTTTAATGGAACTGAAATTTCTATGTCAACAAGCACTTAAAATAAACTATATATGCTAAATAATATTATTAATAATATTGAAAAATTAAATACAGCGCCTAAAGAAGTAATAATAAGAAATCATGAAAAACATGCAAGAACAAATGGAAGATATATAACATGAAGAAGAGCAGTTTATAAACGAGACAACTATACGTGTAAAGTATGTAGAAGAAGAAACGTTAGACTTAATGCACATCATATTAGAGGATTTAGTAGATTTAAAACATTAAGATATAAACTTGAAAATGGAATAACCTTATGTTCATCTTGTCATTGAAAGTTTCATAGGAAGTATGGGAAAAGTAATTTCCCAAGCATTAAAATCCTAATCAACGAAGGAAAATTAGAATTATAAATTGAAAACGAATAAAAAATTATTATTAAGAGAAAATCCGGATGAAATTAGAACCGGAGAAGATCGTATGCGCTGGAATTATGATGATGCGTATCCGTTTGGTTGAGATAATTTTTCTGATAATAAATGCTATATCGGTAATGCTAAAAGAACGCATGAGGAAATAAGATATGCTTATAACAATAATAATGAGGTTCCACAAGGTAGGCAGGAATTTAAATTTTCTGGAAGACTTTGAACAAGAAATAAAATAATTACTTTTTGAAAATATCCACCAAAGAATAAGATGGCACAAAGAATTAAAGAATTAAATAAAGAAGCAAAAGAAAGAAAACTAGATATAAAGATAGATTTTAATAAATGAAAAATAGAAATAGTAGTAGATAAAAACGGAAAATATTTAGAAAAATTTCAAAGTGGTTATTGAGATAGTCCTAAATATGAAGGGAAATCTGTAATAATACCACTAGGAAACTATGCTGGTAGTGCTAAAAGAACAAAAAAAGACACTGGTGTATCTCACATGCTATCTCCTGTAGATAAACAGATTAATAAAATAATTTCAAAAGGTAAAGATATGACGGATAAAGAAAAGAAAGATGCTATGGATTATTATAAATACAAAGATATGAAAAATCATCCAGATTTATATGCTCATTTTCTTTCTACAATTGATGTTTCAAAATTAATTAATGAAATTACAAAAGGCGATACTGCCGGTTTAGATGTAGATGATGGACCTTCAACTTATTATAAAAAGTTTGATCACTACAAGAAAAATACTCTAAACAAATTTTTAATGCATGGTTGAAAAATAATGGATTATATTATTGGAAATGGAATAGAAAATAATATTGATGGTGGCCATACAATTGGTGTAACATATTTTCCCGCTGGTGTAGTAGGACAAAGAACACCTACAAATTATAAAGATTTAAAAGGAAAAGCAGCAACAAGTGCTTGACTTAAAGATATCAAAAAAACAGCATTACAGCTAGGTTGAGAATTTCTAGATTGAAAAGATAATATTGAAGCACTTAAGCAAGCAGAGAAATCATCTGGTGAAGATTTTAAGCAAGAGAAAGATACCGAAAAAAAAATGAAAGTTGCTCTTTCTGTTTATAAAATTAAAGAATCATTGATTCCTAAATTAATCAGTGGAGCATTAGATTTTATAAAGGAAAAGGAAAAATAAATTAAATGAGTACAACAAATATGCCACTATTCTGTCCAGAGTGTGGTAATTTAATGAATAAAAAATTAGACAAAAAAATGTGAAACTTTCACAATAAATGTCTTGATTGTGTAACCAGAGAGCATTCACTAAAAGTTGAGAATGGAGAATGAAAAGAATATTCAAAAGAAATAATAGAAAAGAATATTGTTTCATATTTGAATTCACAAAAAAAGTATCTAAAAGAATACTTATTGGTACTAGATAAAATAGAATTTGTACAAAATTCCAGCGGTGATATTGAAAAATGAGATATTAATCCTGAGAAAATTAAGCAAATTAAAAAACAGTATGAAGGTAATTTAGAAGAAGTAGAGGAGTATTTAAATAAAATAAAAAAAGAAGGAAAATAAAAAAAAATTATGAAATTTTCAGAAGTAAATTGGTTAAGTAGAAAATTGATTGGAAGTGTTGTATTGTTCGCAGCAATTACTACATTCCTATTAATCGGAAAAGCAGACGTAGCTCAGTGAATGGATTTTAATAAATGGATATTTTTAATTTATGGAGCAGGAAACGCAATAAGTAAATTTTCAAGTAAGTAATAACTAAATGAAAATAGACGTTAGTATCGGCGATGTAATATTTACCGGTAAATGAAAAAATAAAAAAGAAGTCATCAAAAAATTTGGTACAGATGATCATGGTCAACCAACTGTAAATGGAAGAAAAATTCTTTCATTTAGAATGGAAAAATTTATGGAAACAAAAAAGGAAAATTATAAAACAATGAAAAGAACAGAATTAAGAAAGATTATTGTAGAAGTAGTAAAAGAAATACAAGTAATTAACGAAAAAGACAACAAAACACTTACATTATCAGAACTACTTAAATTAGTTATTAAAGGTGATTCTAATTTTGTACAGGGAAAGAAAGTTGACAAAACTATAGCACAAAAAATGTTAAGTCTCTATAAATTAATGGGTAGCGAAGGAAAACGTAACTTTGACAAAAGTACTATGGCAAGAATGTTGAAATCATTTGCAGAGTGATTATAGAATAAATGAAAAAAAGTGAACTAAAAAAAATAATTAGAGAAGAATTAGGTGCTGTGATAACTACAAAGCCTTTGAAGGAGGCTCCATTTGGACAAGAAAGGTTTAGAGACAATCCAAAGGTAAATATGGCACTAAATAAGATGGATGGTGGATACTTAATGCTTAGAAAGCTATTTTCTGCTAGTGGAAGTAAAGAGGGTATAAAGATATTTAAAGCAATGTCAGATAAATATTTTGATGAGATAAGAGATCTTATTGATAACGAATAAAAAAGGAATAAAGCATTCTCAAGAAAGAATAGAAAATATGAAAGCTTCTCTAAAAGGAAGAGTAGTATGAAATAAAGGAATTCCAAGAGCAGAAGAAACTAAAAGAAAAATTTCAGAAGCAAATAGAGGTAATGTGCCTTGAGATAAAGGCATAAAAAGAGAACCATTCTCAGAAGAAACTAAAAGAAAAATGAGCAACTCTCATAAAGGAAAAACGCTTTCAGAGGAAACTAAGAAAAAAATTAGCAAATCTAGATTAGAGTTCCATAGAAAAAATCCAAATTTTGCAAAAAAGATAACATATGTAAGAACAGAAGAAATTAAAAAAAGAAGTAGAGTTGCTCGCATTGCAGAAATAAAAAGAAAAAAAGGAATATGCATTCCGAACTACAATTCTAAAGCATGTATTTTATTTGAGCAGATAAATAAAGAAAATAATTGAAATCTACAACATGCAGAAAATGGTGGCGAATATCAAATTAAAGAACTCGGATATTTTGTTGACGCAATTGATTTTAAAAATAAAATAATTATTGAATATGATGAAAAGCATCATTTTAAAAACGGTAAATTAAAAAAGGAAGATATAGTTAGACAAAAAGAAATTGAAAAATTATATCCAAATTTTGAATTTATTAGAGTTAGAGGTAAGTAAATGGCACGAAAAAAGTTTATATATAATGACACTAAGTTTGATTCCGCAGAAGAAATAACGTTTACTTATTGATTGGAAGAAGCAAAGGAATTAGGTTATGTTGAAAAATGAAAGTATCAACCTAATTCCTTTGAGCTGTTTGATAAGGTAACAGTTATTAAAGAAGTTCAACTAAAAACTAAAGTAAAGCATGTTGAAGAAACGGTACTACGACCTCATATCTACACTGCAGATTATAAAATTTGATTTACAGATAAAATTAGAGAATTTAACACTAAACTAAAAAATATTGAACTACTTAATAATCTAATAGTTTATATTGATATTAAAGGCGGATTTGGCTCATTTGGATCTCATGCAAATTTTTCTGTTGAAGCAAAATGAACTTGAACTATATATAATATTCTCGTTGAGAAACTTATTTGTGATAAATTTTTTAAGCAAACTTGAGTACCAGAAAAATGTAGATTGAGTCCGGTTATGAAGCAACCAAGAAAGAAGTATATTAATAAAGGATATAAAACATATGAAGAAGTTAGAACTAAGAAAAATAATTAGAGAAGTAATATCTCGAAATGAAATGTACGAGCTTGAAGACAAGTATCCAAAAGCCAAAGATCTAAAGACAAAGGTTATAACCTTAACCAGAAAAGAAGTAAGAAAAATGAGTGATGATGAAGTATATGCTTTTAGTCAAATCATGGAGCAGTGGTACGGGAGCTTAGTATAGAAAAGATGAAAAAAATATTTAAGTTTATATGAATAATAATTACAGCAGTTTTGGCAGCGCTTGCATTTATTTTTGTCCCAAGAAAGTCAAAAGAAAAAAAAGTAGATAAAATAATTGATGAAATTGAAGAAATAGAAAATAACATCAAAGAATTAGAAAAAAGCAAAGGTGAACTTGATGCAGATATTGAGGGAACTAATATGAAAATAGATGAACTCAATAGGAAAAAAAATATGAAAGTTGCTGAAGTAACCGAAATTGATAAAGCAATTGAATATCTTAAAGGAATAGGGAAATAAAAAATGATAACTGAAGAAAAGAAAAAGCGTTTAAAACAAGATGAAAAACAAGATGAAGAAATCAATACTTAGACAACTGATACGAGAAGAAATTAATGACGCTAATCGAATGGAAATTCGTAAAAAACTAATTGACTTCTTTACTACAGTTCTTAATCCTAATGATGATCAAATACATAATCTCGCTAAGAAAATGAATATTGACACTCATAAACTAGAAACAGAAATATACGCAATTATGTCAGATTTATTTTCACAAGGTGCATATAATTCTAGTGGACCACAACATATAAATAAAGAAGAGTTGAAAGCAGGTATTAAGATAGAAATGGAACATACAAGTTGTCCGCTACTAGCTAAAAGAATTGCATTAGATCATTTAGCAGAGATTCCTGATTATTATACAAGATTAATTAAAATGGAAAAGGAATAAAGTAAGATGAAAAAAAGTGAACTAAAGAAAATAATTAGAGAAGAAATACAAAAACTAAAAGAATCATTTCCTCATGCAAATAAAAAAGCTGCATTTGAAGTAAGAACATTTAAGGAATTTTTAGCATCTCAGAAAGGAGAAACTCCACAATATCCAGATTATTTTTTAATAAATAAAAAGACAAAAAAAATAGAAGCTGGATATGGCTCGTATAATGTTCCAAATTATACCAAATATTCCGGAAACAACGACACAAACTATACAATTGTCTCAAAATCAGCATTAAAAAAGATAACCAATTATACAAAAAAACAAAATTGAAGCAACTAATGAAAAAGCTAATTACAATATTAATCCTATTATCATTCTTATTCTTAATCGCTGACCCTATATATTATCCATTCACAGAAGAAGAAATACTAAACATTACAAATCATATTAAACAACTAGAATATTCAGATTCGTTGAACATAGAGATAATTAAGCAATATGAAGCTCAATCGATTTATTATAAACAAGTAGTAATAATAGATTCGCTAGAGCTAAATTATAAAGATAAAGAAATAGCATTATATAAAACAGCACTTGAAAATAAAAAAGAACCAAAAACTTGATGAGAGAAAATGGACCAAGACGTCTATTTTATCTTAGGTTTTAGTATGGCAATTGGCAGTTCTTGAGTAGTTAAGAATGTAATTGAATAAAAAGGAAATAAAGTAAGATGAAAAAAAGAGAATTACGAGAAATTATTAGAGAAGAATTACTTAAAGAAGAGTATATAATGCAACTGTTTAATACAACAGAAAAAGAATTTGTTCATAGCATGGTAAGCAATTTATCAACACTACTTAAAATTTCAAAAAAAAGTTAGTGAAAGTTCATTTAAGAAATACGCAAAAAAAGTCTTTGAAAGTAACGACGAAGCTGCTGTTAAAAAATACTATAGTGATGTTAATGATAACGTAAAAATCATAATGAAACTTGAAGCGGAATTGAATAAAATAAATAATAGTTAAATAAAAAGATGAAAAAACTAATACAAATAATCAAAGAAGAGCTCATAACTGAAAAAGTCAAAAGGAAACCAATAGGTGATGAGAACGATACTGTTATTAAAGTAAGCGATCAACATCCTGAATATTTTAATATTGTGCAGAAAAGCGATGATGGAAATATGAATTCAATAGTATTTAATATGGCAGATATTCCAAAATTAATTAATGTATTAAAAAGAATTAAATAAAAAATAAAAGAGTCATGAACGAACAAATAGATTATAAAGAAATAATTAAACTTGAAAAGCGAAAGTGTGCAGAAGATCCTGTATACTTCATGAAGAATTACTGTCTTATCCAGCATCCTCTTCGTGGAAAAATAAAGTTTGATTTATATGATTTTCAAGCAAAGACACTTACTGATTTACAAAAATTTGATTATAATATTATTCTTAAATCAAGGCAGTTAGGTATATCAACTTTAACTGCTGGCTATGCTTTATGGTTAATGATATTTCAAGAAGACAAAAATGTTCTTATAATTGCAATTAAGCAAGAGGTTGCAAAGAATATAGTAACTAAAGTTAAAGTTATGTATGATAACTTACCATCATGATTAAGAGTAAGGACAGTAGAAAATAATGTATTGAGCTTAAGATTTGTAAACGGCTCACAAATTAAAGCAATTGCTACATCGCCAGAAGCTGGACGTTCAGAAGCACTAAGTCTTTTAATTCTTGATGAGTGCTGTGATAGCTCTACAAAGATAAAGATTAGAAATAAAAAGACTGGTGTAGTAGAAAAAATAAATATTGAAAAGCTACATAGAAGTGATATTTATAAGTAAGGAGTAAAAAATATGAACTATAAAGATATCACTAAAATAATCTTCAAAAATAATAAACTAATACATTGAGCATGTAACAAAAATTGATATACTAAAAACAATACTGTAGACGTATATGATGCAATACTTGAAGGAACAAGCTTTTTAAATAGCTATAATGTATCGTTTAGAGAAAGAATATTTTATATTCAAAATGACTGAGATAAAGCGCAGCTATGTCCATTTTGTAAAAAAAATAAATTAAATTATTTATCTAATGAAGTGAGACTATCAAAAAAATGTAAGAGCAAGGAGTGTATTAGTCAATTTTCTTCTATTAATGGAATAAAAGTCAATAATGCACTATCTGAAAGCGTTAAAATTAGAAAAATAGAAAAGTGTCGGCAAGCACAAAAAGCACATTGAGCAAACTATAGTGATGAGAAAAAACAAAAAATCATTGAAAAGATACGATTAAAAAACACAGGAAGAAAGCAAACTCAAAAAGAGATAGATAATAGAATTAAGTCTAGACAGAATAATGGTAGACCGTGACACAGTGAGGAGACTAAGTTAAAAATATCAAAAAGCAATAGTATTACTCACTTAAGTAGCGCTTTTAAAGAAAAATATAAAGACGTTTATAAAAATTCTCATAAAAAGATCTCTGCCACTATGAAAAGAAAAATAGCAAACGGTGAATTTACACCGTGTATAACTAATAGCTGAACTCATTGAGATAACGTTATTGTTCTAGAAAATAAAACAAAAAAAAATTTTAGAAGTAGTTGAGAAACTGTTTTTTGATTATTAAACAGAAATTTAAATTATGAAAATATTCGTATTCCATATCAATATAACGGTGAGATGCATAGCTATATAGTTGATTTTGAAGATTCAAAAAATAGAGTACTGTATGAGGTTAAACCTAATAGCAATATCGATAATGAGAAAAATAAATTAAAGTTTGTAGCTGCAAAGTCCTGATGTATAAAAAATAATTATCAGTTTCAATTAATAACTAATAATTGATTTAAAGACAACGCTTATAAAATTGACTATAGCTACTTTCAAAGTTTAAAAAGTCCTATGAAACAATTTTTAAATGATTAAAGATAAGCTAGGTGATATAGAATTTTCAATTAAAAACATCTCAGATTATGAAATTTGAAACGGCGAAGAGTGATGTGATTTTTCAGGCATCATGGAAAAAAATATTGAAGGTGTAGTTACATTAAAATTTAGCGATGATAGTAGCATACAAGGCTCTTTGAATCATAAAATACAAGTAAGTAGTGAGTTTAAATATATTAAAGATATTAATATTGGCGATATAATAAACAAACTAACTGTTACTAATAAAACTATCAATACTAAATCTAAGAACAAACTATACGATATCTTAGGTGTTGAAAAAGGAAACAAATACTTAACAAATAGTATTATCAGTCACAACTGTGCATTCCTTCCCCATGTAGACGAAATTTGGACGTCAACACAACAAACGTTAGCTACCGGAGGAAGATGTATTGCACTATCTACTCCTAATGGTGTTGGAAATTGATTTCATAAAACATGATCAGATGCTGAAGCTGGTATAAATAATTTTAATTTCATTAGACTTCCTTGAACTGTTCATCCAGAAAGAGATCAGAAATGAAGAGATGCACAAACTGTTGCTCTTGGAGAAAAGATGGCTGCTCAGGAGTGTGATGCTGATTTTATATCTTCTGGTAATACAGTTATTGATATGAAAACATTGAAGATTATCGAAGATTATTTTGTAATAGATCCAATTGAAAAGCGCTATAGTGAAAGATTATGAATATGAGAATATCCAGATCCGAATAAAAGATATTTAGTTGCTGCAGATGTTGCTAGAGGTGATGGGTCAGATTATTCTGCATGTCATGTTTTAGACATTGCAACACTTGAGCAAGTAGCAGAATTTAAAGGTCTCATGGGAACCACCGATTATGGAAATTTACTAGTTAGTCTAGGTCATGAATATAATGGTGCCATGTTAGTAGTAGAGAATGCTAGTATTGGTTGAGCAGTAATTCAAGTAATTATTGATAGAGAATATCCAAGCATTTATTATACAGCAAAGGATTTTAAGGTTGTTGATAAGACTAAAGATTTTAAAGAAGCATATGAAATTGAAGGTAAGGGAAAAAAGAAATCTATAGTACCTGGCTTTACAACATCATCTAGAACAAGACCTTTGATAATAGAAAAGCTTACTAGAGTTTGTGAAGATAAGAATGAAGTTATCAGAATTCATTCAAAACGCTTAATTGATGAATTAACAGTTTTCGTATGAAAAACCTCAGGAAAAGCTGAAGCACGTAGTGGATATAATGATGATTTAGTTATGTCTTTTGCTATTGGATTATGAGTAAGAGACACAGCAATTAAACTTGTTGAAGAAGGAATATCTGTAACTAAATATTCACTAAATGCAACCAATAAAACAGACATATTTTCAGGAACAAATACTGGTGGAGATACAAAAGATAATCCATGAATACAGCAGACTGGCTATACTGGTGTGGAAATTGATTTGAAAGAATTTTTATAGTTAGCTATATTTATTAATAAGATAAATAAAATACAAATTTAAAAAAACATAGATTAAGGAAGCAATAAATGGCAGAAAAAGTGAGAGGTGATAAGGCTTTTGTACGAGGATTAAAGAGATTATTTTCTTCAGATGCAATAGTTAGACACGTTAATGATGGTAAAGGTCTTAAAGTAATAGATACCGATGGAAAAAGATTCCAGCAGGCTTTAAAAAAGGATAATTACAAAAGATTTTATCAAAGATATTTAATTGATCAAACTCAAGGTGGATTATTCCAGTTTCAAAGAAAGGAATTATTTAAAGATTATGAGGCTATGGAAAAAGATCCAATCTTGAATAGTGCTTTGGATATTTATGCAGATGAATGTCTAGGTGGAGAAACTATAATTCCTTTGTTAGATGGTAGTAAAAAAACAATTAAAGAGTTACATGATGAGAATTATACTAATTTTTGAATTTATGGATTAGATTCTAATAAAAAAAGCTTTATACCAGTACAGTGTGAGCGAGTTGCAAATAATGGCTTAAAGCAAATGTACTTATTAACATTAGACGATGGAACAAAAATTAAAGCAACTGATAAACATATTTGAGTTACAGCTGAAGGAAATCTAATTAAAACATCTGATTTGGAAATTGGAGAAAAACTTAAAGTATTGCCAACGAGAATTTCTAATACTAAAGGACCCTTAAATGGATATAAACAAATTAAAAATAATAATAAATTTGAATTTGTTCATAGAATAGTAGCAAGAAATAATGATGAATTAATACAACAAAGAGAAGCAATAGAACATAATAAATGTGCAGTTCATCATGCATCATTTAATAAATTAAATAATTCTCCGGAGCATCTAACTTGATTAGAAAATGATGAGCACTTATTATTACATCATAATTTTAATCAACAACTATGAGCTAATCCTAAAGAAGCTGCACGAATGAAGAAAATAATAAGCAGGAAAGTAAAAGAAAGCTGAAAGAATTTGTCAAAAGAAGAGTATGATAAAAGATGTCTTAGAAGATCAAAAACAATGAAAGATATTAGATCCTCTCTTACAAATGAAGAGCTGCGAAAAATATATAGTCATCCAGGAAGTGAAAATGGTATGTATAAAAACGGGCATAAAGTTGCAGGTGACAAAAACGGAAGGTGAATATCTGATAAAAATAGAATAGAAGATGTTGATATTAATCAATACATATCTGATGTTAAAAGCGGTATGAGATGTGAGGAGTTAGAAAAAAAATATAATATTTTAACTGAAACATTACATAAGATTAATAAAATAATTAGAAATAAGTTTAATATTAACAGCCTACGATGCTGAAACCATATTAATATTGAAGACAACCTAAAAAAGAGTAGTTTAACATTGCCTATTATTAGAAAAGAGATAAATAATTTAATTGCTAATAATAAAAATCCAAAAAGAAACTTAACTAAAATTGCAAATAGTCTATGTGTTACTGCTAAAGATATTAACTATTTAATTAATAAGAATGGTTATAGAACGTTTTCAGAGTTTGCCAATTCGAATAATCATCAATTAGTATCGATTGAAAGAGTTGATATTGAAGATGCATATGATTTAGTAAATGCAGGAAAAACTCATATTTATGCTATTGAAACAAATGATGGAGGAAAACTATACACTCATAATTCCACTACAGAAAACGAGACTGGAGATCTTCTAGTCATCAAAAGTGATAATAACGACATTAAAGAAATATTAAATAATCTTTTCTATGATATTTTAAACATAGAGTTTAACCTTTGATCTTGAATAAGAAATATGTGTAAGTATGGAGACACCTTCTTACAATTAGATATACAAGATGAATATGGTGTAGTTAACGTTATACCAGTTTCTGTATATGATATTCAGAGAGTTGAAGGTGAAGATCCTCTCAATCCTAAAGATTATTATTTTACATTATTAGGTAATACTCGTGATAAATTAATGAATTTCCAAGTTGCTCATTTTAGAATGTTTACTGATTCAAATTATTTTCCATATGGACGAAGTATGATTGAAGGAGCTAGAAAACCTTGGAAGCAATTAAGTCTTATGGAAGACGCAATGATGGTTCATAGAATTATGAGAGCACCTGAAAAGAGAGTCTTCAAAATCGACATTGGTAATATACCTCCAAAAGATATTGATACATATATGAATGAAGTTATTAATAAGATGAAGAAGGCACCATATATCGATCCAACAACTGGTGAATATAATTTGAAATTTAATCTTCAAAATATGCTTGAAGATTTCTTTTTACCAGTTAGAGGCGGTGATACTGGAACCTCAATTGAAACTTTAAATGGAACTACATTTGATACAATTGATGATATTGAATATATTAGGAATAAGATGATGGCTGGATTAAAGATACCAAAAGCATTTTTAAACTATGAAGAAGATATTGAAGGTAAAGCAACTCTTGCAGCGATGGACTTAAGATTTGCTCGTACAATTGAGAGAATACAAAAAATTACTATCTCGGAATTATATAAAATAGCTACTATTCATCTATACTGTCAGGGGTATACAGATGATGCACTTGTTGACTTTGATTTAGAATTAACTAGCCCGTCACTTGTATATGAAGAAGAAAAGATTGAAATATGAGATAGAAGAGCTAGTTTAGTAGCATCTCTTAAAGATATTGATATGCTTTGTGAAGATTATATATATGAAAAAATATTAGGACTTTCAGAAGATGAAGTTAAAGAGAATCGCAAGAAACTCGTTATGGATAAGAAAAGAAAATATAGATTATATACAATTGAAAATGACGGAGAAGATCCTGTAAAAGAGGAAGTTGGAGATGAAGATGAATTTGGAGCTTATCCAAGTCAACATCAAGATAATAATGACTCAAATGAGGATCAAGACAATGACAAGGATGAAAATAAAAATCCTGCTGACTATTTGAAAAAGAAAGATTCAATAGCAGATGAGCTATTTAGTAAAGATGAAAGAATGGGACTTAATACAGCAGCGACTAGACATAAATATAAAGGAAATAGTCCACTTTCTTTAGAAAAAATAGACTTATTCTTTATCAATAAGACAAATAATAAACAAATAATTTATTAAAAAAATTAGTATTTATATATATAATACATAACAATATAAGAGAGAGAAAAATGAAAAAAATTAAACATTCTAAGTTTAAAAACACAGGGTTAATTTGTGAGCTTCTAACAAGACAAATAACTATGGATGTAATGCAAAATCAAAAGTCTGCAGCGCTGTCGATATTTAAGAAATATTTTGCGAAAAATTCAATACTAAGTGAAGAGCTTCAATTGTATAACCTAATACTTAAAGGTGGAGATGACCTAGCAAAGAAAACAGAAAATCAAATAAATTATTATATTGATGAAGTGCTAGGTAACAGGAGTAAGCTTAATGAACGTATTCTCAAAAAAAGCAAGTATTCTTTAATAAACGAAATTAAAAAACGCTTTGATATTGATCAGTTTTTTAAAATGCCAATCGATAGCTATAAAGTTTTAGCATCAACATATAAACTATTTGAAGGAACTGTAAAGCAGGAAATTAATGAGTCCATAAGTTATAGTCCGATAGATATGGTGCAATCTCGATACAATATTATTGAATTTATTATGAATGATAATGTAAAGAAAAGCTCTCTTATTAATAAGATGAAGAATGATAATAAAATATTAGAGAAATACAAGAAACAGGATAAAGACATTCAATTGTTAACGTATAAGCTATTGATAGAAAAATTTAATAGTAAGTATGGTGATATGAACTATGCTCAAAAAAGTTTATTAAAAATTTATATCAATAATTTTTCTAATGTAGATGTATTAAGAGAATATGTTAATAAAGAAGTAACTAGAATAAATAAAAAAATCAAGGGTATAATCTCTTCTTCTAAAATAGATGACGAAGTAACCAAAATAAAACTTTCTGAATTAAATAGACAACTAGGTAGCTTAAAGAAAGGTCGCGTCGTAAAAGATAAACAATTCACCGCTCTGCTATATCTATATGAGTTAGTTGACAAACTGGAAAATATTAAATAATTTTATGACAAGAAAAGAATTAAAGAATATCATTAAAGACGCAATATTACAAATCGAGATAACTACTACAGGTACCACTGCAGGTAGTGAAGAGTTTAATACTCCTGGAGCATTTAAAAAGAAAAATCCCGTGTTGAGAAAAGACATGAAAAAAAAGAAAAAAGAAAAAAGATATTATGATCCGTTGCTTGTTAAGGAAGAAATTAATGAGCAGGATTGAGCTAAGTTGAAAAAAATTATACGTATGGAGATAGCTTCAATATACTTTGATCTTTATAAAAAAAGAACTACATGGATGTAAAGAAAAAATTAAATGAAAATTAAAAAAAGTACAATTAGAAAAATAATTAGAGAAGCAAAAGAAGAATATCAAACATTCTTTAAAACTGCATGTAAGAAATTTGGTATTGATATTGAAAATATTGAAAACATCAGCGATGAAAAAAAGAAAAAGCTATTTTCATATATAGATAAGAATTGAAATTCAAACTCAGAGAGTGGAAAAGATGGAAAGATAAATGAAGAAGTCCAGTTTGATTTTTATAAAACTATGCAAGTGATTCGTGGTGATACTTTTCTAGACTATATATTCGGTTCATCTAAAGGAAAGAATGATAAAGTTAAAGCTGAAAAAATATTTAATGATCATATACTTGGCGACGCTAAATTAGAAAAGAAGTATACTAAAGCTAAGTAAAAAAATTAAACTATAATGAAAAGAACTGAACTAAAGAAATTAATTAGGGAAGAAATTCATCTTCTAAAAGAGCTCGGCATAAGCGAAAAGAATGTATGTACTGGAAGTAAGATATGCTATGGCTGAGGTAGAGCAATAGTAGGAAGTTTAAAACTAAAATATGATAAAGTAAAATATGTTCTTAGAAATCATATTATGACTCAAAGTGGTGCTTCTTTGTATTTATCAGACGGAAGCTTTGTTGGAAAAGAAAATATGATTCATAGACATCTTGATTGATGTATAGTAAAATAGAAAGAGAAACAATTATAATGGAAAATAAAAAATTATTAATAGATACTATACCCTTCGACATTGCACCAGAACAAATTAATGAATCGCTAGAAAAAAATAGTGGTAGACTAATCGTTAAAGGCAAAGTTCAAGAAGCTGATACTGAAAATCAAAATGGAAGAAAATACCCGAAAGACGTTCTCTTAAGAGAAGTAGACAAGTATAAAGGAACTTTCATTAAAGAGAGAAGAGCTTTAGGTGAACTTGATCATCCAGATACATCAGTTGTTGAATTGAAAAATACTTCACATCAAATACTTGACTTGTGGTGAGATAATAATGAAGTATGAGCTAAGATTGAAGTATTAAGTACTCCAGCAGGTAACATATTAAAAGAGCTTTTCAAAAGTAATATAAGATTAGGTATATCTTCAAGAGGTTTAGGTTCTGTTAAAGAATCTGCAGGCTCAGTTGAAGTGCAAGATGATTTTGAAATCATTTGCTGAGACTTTGTAAGCAATCCTTCAACTTATGGTGCATTTATGGATGAAAAAGTTAATGAAGGTGTTGATCATTCAAATGCTAATGATGACAAGTTAAAAGAAATAAACAATACTATAGTTAATATATTAAAATTAATATAAAAATAAGGAAATTTAAAAGAAATAAACCATGCAAATGATTAGTAGCATACCAGAATTAATAACAAATTTAATATTTGATAAAAATACTTGATACCTAATTGGTACACTTGGCACATTTCTAATTGCAGCTATAAGCTTATGACTAAAATATAGTTCAGGAAGTAAAAAGATTATTGACAAGATAGATGATCTTGATAAGCGTAATAATGCAGCACATGCGACTCTATTAACAAAAGTTGACGAAAATAGTGCAATAACAAAAGAATATTCATCAAGAAGAGATTATTATAATATACTTGATAATATTAAAAATGAAGCTGTAAATTGATCACCAAATAATTTCAATGACTTTATAACAATAAAAGCTAAAGCAATGAGAGATTTTTTTGTTGGAATTGAAAAAATTGGATTTAATAATACTTCAATTGAGACTATTGACTCAGAGCTTAAAATTTCGATTAATACATTTAAACGTGAAGCTAACGAAAATGGATATTCTGAATTTGTAAAGTTTTTCTTTAAGAAAAGTCATACTAAATATACATCAGAATATTTAAGAGACTTAAAGGATTATAAAGGTGGTAGAATTAATAATTTAAACGAAGCATTCTTATCAAGATCTGTTGTTTTCTATAGACATTCTTTAGAAAATGCAATTAATGTTTGAAGTGAATGAATACAAAACGGAGAAAAATAAACAAGGAAAATTAAAAACAATGAAATTAGGTAAAATAGTAAAAAAAATAATTGCAGAAATAATAAACTGAGGGGAAGAAAATCCTTCAAAATTTACTAATCAGTTAAAAAAAATTACCGGTGATAATACATTATCATTTGATGATTATGACGATAATGGATATCCACTTTATATTTCTAAAAAAAATGAAGAAGTAGAGTATTGAATTGATGAAAAAGGAATAGTGTTTAAAGGAGATGGTAGATCTGATAGTAAGGTAGGAAAAGTTAAATAAACTATGTCAATAACAAGAATGACCGGAAGAGAAGAGATGAGAACAACAGCGGAAATGCTTAATATGTCAATGAGTTCAAATTGTAGTACAAAATATATTGTTTCAGGAGACGCTGAAGTGACTGGAAACTATTTTGCAATACAAATAATAAATGATACAATATTCTCAAAACTGATTGATGAAAATAATGAAGAAGGGTCAAGTCACGACTTGGCTGCTACAGAATTAAGCGGAATTGGAGTACCTGCAGGAATAGTAATATATGGTGATTTTACAAATATTGATTTAACATCTGGTATTATTTGTGCATTTAAAGTAGATTAAGAACAAAAAGGAAAATTAAAAAATAAATTATGGCTGAATATACTTCGACACATACTGGTATACAATTAGACGCAACTATAACTAAATTACTAGCTACATCAGGTAGTTGAGATGATACTGCTTCTGATTTGACATCAAAATCAGGATCTTGAGAAGATGTAACAAATGATATAACCTCTAAAACAGGAAGCATAGAATACACTGACAGTTTACTTCCAGACGGAGGTTATTGTGGTACAGTAATTAATAAAGCAGCAGGGGAAACAATAGAGTTTGGAGACTTGTGCTATATTGATACAAATGGAAGTGCTTCACTTGCAAATGCATCTAGTTCGTTAAAACTTCCTGCTCTATATTTAGCAGTAGAAAATATTGCTACAGATGCAACAGGTAAGTTTTTAAGAAGAGGATATGCAAAAACAGGTAGCTTTAGTTTTACAACTGGAGCTTTCTTATACATAGAATCTAGCTCAGCATCTGGCTCAATTTCGGGTTCAGCTCCTGGAGCAACTGGAGCAAACGTTCAAATAATTGGAATAGCTACAGATACGGACACAATAGAATTTGAGCCAAATATGACACTTGTTGAATTATCATAAAAAATGGCTTATCAAGAAATAACAGATTCTCAAGAAGTTAAACTATTAAGTAATCTATTATTAAGAATGTCAAATAGCAAAAGATATCTTGTTGAATGAATACATACTGTATATACTAGCACAAATACGCCTAATAAAATTTCACCGAAGAAGATAGTTAGTGCTGGAACATTTTTAAGGGAAAATTCTTAAACTAAAAATGACACTAAGCTTAGGAATCGGATTAATATCATTAAATAAAATGATAATTGAACTTGTACCAGTTGGATACGACACCTTATATATGTCTGATTTAGAGAAATGTTTAACAGTTGATAGTGAAGATATTAATGTAGTAGAACCATAGGAATAAAAAATAAATGGCACAATATAAGTCAACCCATACGGGTACGCAAATAGATAGCATAACAACCAAGGTATTAGCTACATCTCAAAGTTGAGATAATAGTGCTATTAATGCAACAAATTTAATAGGAAAATCAGGTAGTTGAGATGATACTGCTTCTGATTTGACATCAAAATCAGGATCATGAACTGATGCAGCGGCAGATTTAACAAGTAAATCAGGCTCCTGGGAATTAATAATAACAGATGTTAATTCTAAGTCTGGTAGCTGGGAATCAGCTGCAAGCGATTTAACTTCTAAGTCTGGTAGCTGGGAATCAGCTGCAAGCGATTTAACTTCTAAGTCTGGTAGTTGAGAGTGAAATAATCAATTTGCCAATACTGAAGTATCTGATACTTATGATTTGTTAACTACAGATTATTATGTTGATGTTGATACTTCAGCTAATAGTTGCTCGGTTCAACTATTTGATGCTTCAGATGTACCAGCAGGATGAACTTGTAATGTGGGAGATGTTTCATTTAGTGCATCGTTATACAATGTCACAGTCAATGCGTCAGGAAGTCAAAAAGCAAATAACTCTTCATCAATTGTTATTTCTGGTGATGGAGATGCAATAACGCTTAAATCTAATGGTGTAGATGAATGATTCATAAGATAAGAAGGAAAAACTAACAAATGACATATATAAGTACAATTAATGGTAAAATAAGTGATACTGAAACTAGAGCGATGAGACTCGATAGCAGTACTCATGCAATGGAGACTATTGAATATTACCATCACGAAATTCATGGAGGTTCACATTATTATATAGAAAACTATATTGAACTTGGTAGTGCTGCAACAATGTCAATGGCACTTACAACACCAGATTCAGAAAAGGAATGTCATCTTTTATATAATATTTCAAGTACTAAAGGTGTTACTATTGAGTTTTGAGAAAGTGGAAGCGGGATCTCTGGTGGATCAGGTGTTACTCCAATTAATAATAATAGAAATAGTATAAATACAAGTGACTGTACATTACTTATGGATCCGCTAATTACAGATAGCGGAAGTTTAATTTCACAAGCAAGTTGAGGAAGTAATAAATTAGGAGGAGGTACAACTAGAGAGAGCGAAATCATTCTTGCAAGAAATACAACATATATAAGAAGAATGACATCTCTTGCAGCAGATAATTTTATATCATTTCATGCAAGTTGATATGAACATACACCAAAGGGTTAATTTTTTAATTTAAAAAATGAATTTATTAAATATTATTAAAAAGAAAGCATTTGCTGAAAATGTAATAAGTAATTTCAAAGAAAAAATTGAAATAAGAATAAAAATTGATAAAACTCAACACGCTGATGATAGACAAGATAGACATGCTAATATAACAATTACTGATGAAGATATAATTAAGACAGCACAGAAAGCAATTGATAAGATAACGAAATATTTAGTTTTTAATAAATTAGATATAGGAGATGATATATTAATTCATGATAAGATAAGTGACTTAAATTTAATCTGTAAGCTTCAATCAAAAGAATTTGGGATTGTTGATTTAATTATTATAACAGTTATGGTTAAGAAAAACTTTAAACCAAAAACAGGTACTAGGATGATATATATATAAAATGTATGTATACACATAAAGGGAAGAAATTATTAAAAAATGAAAGATAAGAAAATAAGTATAAACGAAATCGTAAGCATATTTGAAGGTGAGATGGAAGATTCAGCTGCTGAATATCATTCAAAAGAAACCGAAAGACAATCTGGAACTCTAGAAGGTGCTCAAAATATAGCCAAAGCATATAGACATATTGATGAAATGCTTGAAGGAATATATGAAAAGTTTGGCGATATTGGTGACTTAATGGGCGGAATTTTAAAAGAATCAAAAAATCATATGGTCATGGAAGATGATGATTGGTTTGATAAAGTAACAATTAAAAAGAACGAGCAAGAATTACAGAAAAAAGGTGCTGATTTTATTAAAACATATGCTGAAGTTAAGAACTCATCTGTTAGACTTCAAGCTCTTCATGAGGAAATTGGATTAATACTCAACAGATACTTTCAACTATAACTTTTTTAATGTGAGTTAAAAATTGTCCTGAATGCGATTGTGTTCAACACTACAAGTATAGAGGAGATTTAACTACTGCTAAACGCTTAAATAGTAAGTGTAAATCATGCTCTTATAAGGGTAGAGTCTATTCAAAAGAGCATAACAGAAAAATAAGTGAATCACGCAAGGGAACAAAATGCTCTGAAGAAACAAAACGGAAACTCAGTAAAGCTAACAAAGGCAGAATATATTCAGAGGAGCATAACAAAAAAATATCTCTTGCTAAAACAGGAAAAAAGAGAGCCTCATTTTCAGATGAATGTAGAAAAAGAATGTCTGAATCGCATGTAGGCTTAAAACATACAAATAGCACTAAAAAGAAACAAAGATTAACCGCCATTAATAGAATTGAAGAACAAAAAGGTCAAATGATGCCTAACTATAATCCATCAGCTTGCTTAATTTTTGATCAATTAAATGAAAAAAATAATTGAAAACTACAACATGCAGAAAATGGTGGAGAATATAAAATTCCTGACTTGGGATATTTTGTTGATGCAATTGACTTTAAAAATAAAATTATAATTGAATATGATGAAAAGTGAATTAAAGAAACTAATTAAAGAAGAGTTACTTAGAGAAGGAACCACTATTAAAGATGCAATTCTTGAACTTCTAGAACATGCTGAATTAATTGAGGAAAGTATATCATTTGACTTATCACACGGTGAATATGATGAAGGTTTAGAGAGTAATGAAGCAAAAAATATTACAGCTGCATTAAATAAAGTAGTATTAATACTTGAAAAAGTAAAATATAAGCAAATTGGTAAAAAGACAATAGACGTTTAAACAAAAAGGAGTTCATAAAAATGAACGAAAGAAAGATTACGAGAGAAGATAATTTAACACCAGATGTTAGATTTTCATTAGCAGATAATAGACATTCAAAAGAGGGTGGACTATCAGTAGTACAAAAAGAAGAAAATGAGCCAGTAGGTAAAATGCTATGACGCTTTAGAAAAAAGATGTTTAGATTTGGATTTTGAGATGAAATTAAAAAACGTAAATTTTATACAAAACCAACAGACAAAAGGCGAGCTGCGGAAAAAGTTAGAAAACTTAACGTAAAGATAGCTAATAGAATGTATCAAAATAAGTAATTTAAAAAAATATAATTATTTTTCTAATTAGATAATATTTATATATACAAGTGTGCTATAATTAATATAGTACCTATGAGAAGAAAAGAATAATTTAAAAGATTAATGCTCTCTAATTGATTTTTAAAAAATAAAATGTCATAGATGTAGTAGTAATTACTACAACTCAATTAGATTAAAGTAATTTGTACTAAGTACATATTTTTAAAGTAATAGCATTACGAAAATAGAACAAACAAAAGGAATTTTAAAAATTATGGCAAAAACAAAGAAGAAAGTCGACATTGTTGAAGAAGCAATTGCCGATGCGAAAGCAATTAAACAAATGGGCATTGATAATGCCGAAAAAGCGTTAATTGAACATTTTTCTCCAAGAATTAAATCTGTTATTTCAAAAAGAATTCAAAATGAAGTCGAAGAAGATGATTATGAAGATGATGAAATGGAAGACGAAACTGAATTTGAAGATGACACTGATTTAGAAGCTGATCTAGCTGATGAAGATACATTCGAAAGTGATGATGACGTTAGTTTAGACGATGAAGAAATCGATGATTTTGATGAAGAAGATGACGAAGATTTAGGAGAAATTATGGATGAGATGGATGATGACGAATTAGACATTGATAGTGATGAAGATCTTGATATTGACATTGAAGATGATGGAGATGATATAGGTGACGACGACGACATTGATATTGACATTGAAGATGATGACGAAGACTTAGAAGAAGATTTTGACATTGATTTAGATGATGACGGAGACGACGACATTGATATTGAAATGGATGGAGATGTTGATGACGACGACGAAGATATCGATATCGACCTTGATGAAGATCTAGATGAGGACTTAGAAGAAGAAAATGTACAACTTAAGCTTGAGAACAAAAAAATTAAACGTGCTTATAAAATCATAAAATCTGAACTTAATGAAATCAGAATCGTTAATGAAAAGTTACTTTATATTAATAAATTATTTAAAGCTTTCCGCTTATCAGATAAGCAAAAACTTAGAGTAGTAGAAAACTTTGATAGAGCTGATACTACAAGAGAAATAAAAATTGTATTTAAAACAATTTCAGAATCATTTAAAGATTCTAAGAGAAAGAAACTTAATGAATCATTACTAAGTAGAGACAATAATTCAGCTGCTAAGAGAAAAACTAAAGACAAAAAAATCATTAATGAAAATGATGACTTGTATGCTAGATTTAAGAAGTTGAAAGATTATAGAAGTACTTAAACAACAAAAAGAATTTTAAAATAAAAAGGAAAAATTATGAAATACCTAGAGTATTTTTAAATTAAAAAATGAACAAAAAGCTCAAACAAATAATGGAAATTAAGAATCTACATGATCCTTATTCTATTAAAATGGAACAAGCGAAAAAGCTTGTTGAAAGTTGAGAACCTACAGGCCTACTAGATGGTCTAGAAAACGAATATGAGCGTAATGGAATGGCTATTCTATTACAAAATCAGGCTAATCAGCTGATTAAAGAAGCAACCTCAACCGGTACTGCTGCTAGCTCAGAAGAATGGTCAGGCGTAGCTTTACCACTTGTTAGAAGAATTTTCGGAGAGATTTCTGCAAAAGATTTCGTAAGTGTTCAACCAATGAACCTTCCATCCGGTCTTGTATTCTACATTAACTTCAAATATGGAAATACTGATTCACAACATACTGCAACTGATAACATTCATGGTACAACTAATACAAAAGATACTGATCCAACTGGTGGTCTTTATGGTGCTGGTAGATGGGGATATTCTATCAATGATAGAACAAGTTCTGCCACTGCAGTAGTAACTGCATCATTTACTGCAAACGATTCAGCATCTTTCAATCAAAGTGATGCATATACTTATGCTAATTACAAGAAAATATCATTTGTAACACAATCAACTTGGAACTTAGATACAGAAGGTGTTAAAGCTTATGGTCTTTCTTCTAATTCTGTATTTATTACTGTATTACCTGAATATACAGATATTAGTGCTTCTAGTGTTATATTTACTGCATTAGGTTCTGATATTGATGATGATCAAACTGGAAGTTTCGTACTTCATTATCATGAACAACCTCAAGCATACGATAGAGGTGATTTTGAATACGGACAAACTGGTGTTGGTTCTATTCCAGAAATCAATCTTGACTTGAACTCAATTCCAATAGTTGCAAAAACCAGAAAGCTTAAAGCTGTATGGACTCCAGAAGTTGCACAGGATTTAAACGCTTATCATGCTATTGACGCTGAAGCTGAATTAACTGCAATGCTTTCAGAGCATATTGCAATGGAAATTGACCTTGAAATTCTTGGTATGCTTATTAAGAATGCTAACACAACTGAATATTGGTCAGCACGACCTGGATACGAATGGAATGGTACTGTTTTTGAAGATCATACCTCAGCTTACTACATTCCTAACAAATCTGAATGGTATCGTACGCTTGGAACCAAAATGCAGAAAGTTAGTAATAAAATTCATACTAAGACAATGCGTGGTGGAGCAAACTTTATGGTCTGTGGGCCTGATGTTGCAACTGTTATTGAAAGTATGCCTGGCTATAATGCCGATACTGATGGTGATAGATTCCAATTCGCAATGGGTGTTGAGAAAATTGGACAAATTTCTAAACGTTGGACTGTTTACAAGAATCCTTATATGCAAACAAATGCTATACTTGTCGGATTTAGAGGTCCTAACTTCTTAGAAACTGGTGCTGTATTCTCACCATATATTCCACTTATTATGACTCCATTAGTATACGATCCAGATACATTCGTACCTCGTAAGGGTGTTATGACTCGTTATGCTAAGAAAATAGTAAGAGCGGAATTTTACGGAATTATTTATGTAGGTCATCTAAACTGGGTATAAACTAGTATAGAATAGATTACAAGGGAAGACAATTAGTTTTGTTCTTCCCTTTTTTTTTTATTCTTATTTTAATGGATTGTATAATATTTATTAATAGAGAAGAGAAGTAAACTAGGGAATTTAAAAACAGATGAAAAAAAGCGAATTAAAGAAAATCATTAGAGAAGAACTATTGAAGGAAGAGAGTAATAGATTTGGCGAACTGGAACCAGATAAGAAGGGTAATTATAAATTCTATAAAAATCCAGAACAATCATCAATTAAACAACTAAGTAAAGTGGCATCAAATTTAATAAAGGCAATTAAAACTGGCGATGGTAAGATTATTGACAATGCTTTTGATGATTTAAGATCTACGTATAGTTACTACTTTATGGTTAAATAAACTAAGGAAACTTAAATAAATTATGAAAAGATCGGAATTAAAAAGAATTATACGAGAAGAGTTGGGTAGAGTGATTACTACAAAGCCATTGAAGGAAGACACATTAAAGTATTGAATAGGAGAGTATGCAACTCAGGTTGAAGATAGACTTATACTGCTTCGAAAAACAATAGAAAAGGATAATAAGAGTACAGGAAAAGAATTTAATAAAATATTTGGTAAGATAACAGATATGCTAAGTGAATTCTACGAAACTTACGATTATTAAAAAAATAAATCAAGGCAAACTAATAAATGTCAACAACATACGCTTTATGAGATGGAACCAGTGGACCAATATCAGGCTCAACACCTTTTGGACTATACGATACCGATGTAATATTTCAAGCAGATGGGCCAAAGGTAGCTAACTACTGCGCAAGAAAACTTGGATATCCAATAGTAGATATTGAACTCCAATCTGGTAGCTTCTTTACTTGTTTTGAAGAGGCGATTACAGAATATAGTGCTCAAGTAAATCAATTTAATATTAAAGATAATTTACTATCAGCTAGAGGTGTAGATACTGGATCTAATTTAACTCAAACAAATATAGCTACTAACATGAGCTCTATTGTTCAGTTAGCTGAAGGATATGGAAATGAAGCAGGATTATATTCTAATATTACTATGTATACTGGTTCCATTGAGATATCTTCTAGCGTACAGGATTATGATATTAAAACACTATATACAGATGTTTATGAGCCAACTTCAGATGGAATTGTTATTCAAAAAGTACATCATTATCAAGTGCCTGCTTTAGTAAGATTCTTTGATCCATATGCTGGAACCGGTGCCGGGGCTTTTAATATGTTATCAGAATTTGGATTTAGTGGAATGTCTCCTGCTGCGTCATTTGTTCTTATGCCAATGTTTGAAGATATATTAAGAATGCAATCAATTGAGTTTAATGATACGATTAGAAGAAGCGCATATAGTTTTTATTTGTATAATAATAAATTAAAAATATTTCCATTACCAAAATCATCTTTTAGATTATATTTTGAATATTATAAAAAAAGTGATATTAATGATATTACCGGAATTTATAAAACGAATACAATGTCAGACTTTTCAAATGTTACATATAATAATATGAACTATTCGAAGATTAATGATGTTGGTAAGCAATGAATTAGAGCATATACTTATGCTTTGACAATGGAATTATTAGGAAATATAAGAAATAAATATTCTTCTATTCCAATTCCAGATGGTGATATAACATTAGATGGTGGTGATTTAATCTCTAACGGTCAATCATCAAGAGAAATATTAATGAGTCAATTAAGAGAAATGTTAGAGCAAACAAGTAAAAAAGCATTGATGGAAGCTAAAGCTGAAGAGGCAGAACATTTAGAAAGTACTCTTCAGAGAATTCCATTGAAAATATATATAGGATAAAAACAGATGAAAAAAAGTGAATTAAAGAAAATTATTAGAGAAGAAATAGAACTGCTTAAGGAAGACAGTACTCAATTTGACATACATTTAAAAGCAGCTAAAAAATATGCAGGTGAATTAAAAAAATCTCTCAAAAGGATAGGAAGTTACGAACTCACGGGTCGCGGATATTATCTTAAATTTAAGTTTAAAGATTCAAAAAGAGATTTTGAATATATAGAAAAAAAAGTGATACCAGTTATCAGGAAAAGTACAGAAGAGTTTCTTAAAGCATTTGGTGCAAAACCTCATTTTGACTCTCTTAAGATAAATAAAAATCCGTATAATGATAGATTTATTATATCAATAAACATAGAGCAGTATATGGATAGTCCAATGATTAAAAATCCAAAGCCAGAAGAAGCTGTACCTGTTATAAGTGTTCTTACAAAAATGCTTTAGAATAAATAAACTATGCCACTATTCTTCAAATCAAACGACGTTAACCTAATCAATAGCTTAAACGTTGAAATAATAAATAACATTATAGATACTACAATCAACCTATATAAAACAAGTGCGTACGATACTGAAGGTAATCTATATGGTGAAGCGCCTGATAAATTATATTATCCTGCAGTAAATGCTGCTGGTCTAATAGAGCATGATGATGAGTCATTTGAAGATGAAGACTTTGGGCCAGATATGGAGCAACCAATTATAGTTAAATTTCATAGAAAAACACTTCAAGATATCAGTTTATATCCAGAGATTGGTGATATAATAGATTACAATGATAGATACTATGAAATTAGTGAGGTAGTTGATAATCAGTTCTTAGGTGGTCAAGTAAGCTTAAAACATTCAATACTTTGTAAATGTCATATCACTAAAAAAGATAGAGTTGATATAGAAGAAATAAATAAAACAATAGATACTGAACATTCTGCTGTTGATATGGTTGATAGTATTTATGATTAAATAACAAAGGAACAAGCAAGATTAAGTTAAGATAACCTATGACAAATACTAAAGAAAATAATATAAGAGCAAAACAAATAAGCCGTAGAAACGACACATTTAATGATGTCAAAATAGGCTTATATAATATTGATGCTGCATTAAAATATTACTTCGACTCCGTTATTAAACCTGTAGTATTAACAAAAGACGATCAAATATCTGTACCACTTAAATATGCTTCACCTGAGAGATGAAAATCTATTCTTAAAGATAATTTTATTAGAGACAAGTATAATCAAATAATGCTTCCTGCTATGGTATATAAAAAGAACAACATTGCAAGAAATACTGATTTACCTATGAACAAAATTAGTGTAGCTAATCCGCAGATTTTCTATACAGTTGCGGAAAAATATAATATTAAAAATAGATATAACTCTATTTTTGCTAAAATAGCTGAAAATGAAAAGCTTAGAGATAAGCATGTAGTTGTAATGCCGACTTTTATTACTGTATCTTATGACATAATTTTATGAACTACATATTTAGAACAAATGAATTATTTAATAGAAACTTTAATGTATCATAATAATGATTACTGAGGAAATGAATATTTTAAATTTATGACTTCAATTGAAGACTTCTCTATTGATCACACAATCTCAACTGGTGCTGATAGAATTATAAAATCAACAAGTACTATAGAACTCAAAGGCTATATTCTTCCAGATATCTACTCTAAAACATTGCCAAATCAAGTTAAGACTACTGTTAAGAAACTTAGTGTTGACATGAGTATCTAGAAGAAAAAAGTTGATGATTCCACAAGAAAAAAGTGATTTTGAGTTTTCCCGACCATATTTATAATTAAATACATTTAAAAAAGGTTATTAAGAATCATGATTATTAAAAATAATAATAATAATAATAAAAAAGAAATAAAAGATAATAATAGTAGTAACGCTAACGAAGTTAGTGTCCCAGGAGTAAAGCTAACGCAAAATTATATTGATGATATTCATACCTTTCAGGTGGAAATGCAAGCGTTTTTACTAGAACTGGGTGATGTTGAATATAAATTAAATGCATTAAAAATATATAAGCAACAGCTTTTAAATGAAAGAAAAAAAGAGCTAGATGAAAAAGAAAGGACTATCGCAGATAGTATATACAGTGAGTATGGAGAAGGAGAAATCAATCCGACTAACTGAACTTTTACCTCATCAAAGTAATTTTAATATATATAACTCACTTAGGAGAAGCTTGTGATTTGTAAAATCTGTAATAAAGAATTTAAGTCAAAAAGAGCACTAGCAGTTCATATAGCGCGGAAGCACAAAGATATTTCATCAAGAGAATATACAATAAAATACTTTTATAATAATACAATACCAACTTGTAAGTGTGGCTGCGCCGGCAAATCAACCTTTGTATCGTTTGGAAAATTTAGAGAATTTATTTCAGGTCATAATACACGACTCAGAGAGAGTGCATATATCTTGCCAATTGAGAGTAAGGCATGATGACAGGATATTTATAAAAAAAGATACGATGAGAGCGGGAAATGAAGCAATCCAAGAAATCAAGGTTTAATAGAGAAAATCTGTAAGAATTGCGGAAATATTTTCCATGTCAAGGTGACATATAAGAGTCAGTTCTTTTGCACAAAAGAGTGCTATTCACAATATAAATCAAAATCAATCAGTAATAACACTAAAGAAGGTATAGCTTTTAGATTAGGCTGTTCTAAAGGCGGAACAAATTCTCATCCAAATTGAAAAAATTCAAACTTAGAATTGATGTTTAAAAAATATTTACAAAAGCAAAAGTTGCTATTTAAACAGCAAAAACAAATAAAAGTAAACGATGGCTATATATCTACTGACTTTTTTCTTCCAAAGTATAATTTAATAATAGAAATAGATGGTGACTACTGACACTGCAACCCTAAAAAATTTAGTGCAAATTATTATCATTCTAAAATTAAATTAACTGCTAAAGAAATATGAGAAAGAGATAGTAAAAGAAATAAAAATATAAAACAACTTGGTTATGAGTTAATAAGAATATATGAATCTGATTTAGATGATTACATAAGTAAAAACAAGTTAATAGAAGAAGAAATAATGAAATAATACATTATTAAGAATAAAACAAAGAGAGAAAATTTATGGAAAAAATAGTAAGCCCGGGTGTATTCACTTCGGAAAATGATTTAAGTTACTTGCCAACCGGTATTGGAGATATCGGTGCTGCAGTTATAGGTCCAACTGTAAAAGGACCAGCTATGGTACCAACACAAGTAACTAGTTATTCAGAATACATACAAGTATTTGGAGAAATATACGAATCTGGTAGTAATTCATATCAGTTTATGACAAGTCATTTAGCAAAAGAATATTTAAAAAATGCAAGAGTTCTTACAGTAGTTAGAATTCTTTCAGGCTCATATTCACCAGCAAGCGCAAGTATGGCTTCTTCAGCATCTAACACTTCATTTGATATCTATACGATGGGAGATGGTATAATTGCAAATAGCTCATGTTCAGAAGATAGTAATGGAATATTAGAGAGTGGTTCAGTTGACAACGTTCGTTGAGAGATTACAGGATTAAATGAGAATAAAGGTACATTTACACTTTTAGTAAGAAGAGGAAATGATTCAACAAAGAGAAAAGTAGTTCTTGAAACTTGGAACAACCTATCACTTGATCCAAATGCTTCTAATTATATATCTAAAATTATTGGTGATATGAAACCAACTTATGAATACAATGCTGGTGATCCATATATTGATATGAGTGGAAGTTTTGAAAATAAATCTAAATATATTAGAGTTACAAATATAACTAATACTATCAATTATCTAGATGAAGCAGGAAATATTAGAGATACTAATGCCACAGGAAGTCTTCCAATAGAAGCAAGTGGTTCAGTTTTCGGTGGAACAGATGGCGACTTAGAACATCCAATGACATTTTATGATGATATAACAGCAGATGATTCACAAGGATACATACCAACATCTTGTACAGAATACACAATGGCAGTTGACTTATTAAGTAATCAAGATGAATATGATATTAATATGATATTTACACCAGGTGTATTATCTGGCGGATCAGGAACTGCAAATACACTTGTAGATCATACAATTGATATGGTTGAAGCGAGAGGTGATTGTCTTTACATATTTGATACAAAAGTTAAAGATACTGCAGCTCTTAGCTCAGTAGTCGCAGATGCAGAAGCTTATGATTCAAGTTATGCAGCAACATATTGACCATGAGTTCAAATTAGAGATAATACTAGTAACAATTATAGATGAGTACCGCCTTCTGTAGTGATGGCTGGAGTATATGCTTATAATGATAAAGCAGCATTTGAATGGTTTGCACCTGCAGGATTAAATAGAGGTGGAATCGAATCAGCAATTAGAACTTCAAGAAAGCTAACTCATTCAAATCGTGATACTCTATATGAATCAAATATTAATTCATTAGCGTCATTCCCAAATACTAATGTTGTAAGTTGGGGACAAAAAACTCTACAAAAGAAAGCATCTGCATTAGATAGAATCAATGTAAGACGTCTCTTAATTAATTTGAAGAAGTATATTGCATCAACAAGTAAATACTTAGTGTTTGAACAAAATACAGAAAGTACAAGAAAGAGATTTCTTAACATAGTTAATCCATATATGCAATCAGTTAAACAAAATCAAGGTCTTTATCGTTTTGAAGTTGTAATGGACGAAACAAATAATACAGCTGATGTAATTGATAGAAATATTCTTAAGGGCGACATCTACATTCAACCTACAAGAACTGCAGAGTTTATCGTAATTGACTTTAATGTATTACCTACAGGAGCTACATTCGGAGCTTAAAAGAAATAAATATAAGGAAAATTAATTAGATTATAAAAAAATTATGGCACAAGTAATATACACAGACGAATTAATGTTTAAGGGCTGAGAACCAAAATATAAAAATAGATACGTATTCAAGATAGATGGTATTCCATCATTCATGATTAAAGCAGCAAACAGACCTTCACCTTCAAGTGATGAAGTTGTATTAGATCACATTAATGTTCAGAGAAAGTTGAAAGGGAAAACAACTTGAGGAGATGTTTCAATAACATTATATGATCCAATTTCCCCATCAGGCGCTCAAGCAGCATTTGAATGGTTTAGATTATCACATGAATCTGTAACAGGTAGAAATGGATATGCTGATATGTATAAGAAAGATTGTACTATTCAGATCTTAGGTCCTATTGGAGATGTTGTTGAAGAGTGGACTTTGAAAGGTGCATGACCTAAAGAAGTAGATATGGGTGATTTGGACTTTAGTTCTGCTGAACCAATGGAAATTGCAGTTACATTAGCAATAGATTACGCAATACTTCAATACTAAATTATAAAAAGGAACTATATAAATGGGGCAGCAAATTAGTTGCCTCAATTTTTAAAAACAAATGAAAAAAGCGAACTAAAGAAAATAATTAGAGAAGAGTTGCTGAAAGAAGATGAGGAAATTGTAGTAATTAAATCTCTTAATAAAGGTGAAAAGCTTTTCATAAAAATGTTTGTTGGAGATTTACAAGCATTACTAAATGGAGATACTTTTCTAAAGGATTCTAAAGAGCTCGAATACTTTAGAAAGCAAGCAAGAGCACTAGCAAAAATATTTAAATAAAAAGAAGAGTTAAAAACAGGAGTTTACAGAAAATGAATAAAAATGAAATTGACAAAGAAAATGTCAGTATTTTAAGTGAGGTGGTAGCCCTTCCGTCGAAAGGATACTTATATGACAATGAACATCCATTACATAGCGGACAAATTGTATTAAAGTTTCCTACAGCGGCTGAAGAAGATATTTTAACATCAAAAAATTTATTACAAAAAGGCTTAACAATTGAGAAATTTTTAGAAGCAATCATCTTAACACCAGGTGTAAGATTAGATGATTTGTTTATTGGTGATGAA